ACCTTCCTAGCTACGATGAAAACGCCGAGTTGTGGGAAGTCTACTTTGAAGAATCTCCCACCCCTTGGAATCCTTATGCAGAAAGAGATGTAATTGGAGTCCCCATGGACTCGTCAGAAGAAGCTTGCGAAGTTTACAATCACTACAATCAAAATCCCGTAGGAGAAGAAAAAGAAAATGAAGAAACTACTAACTAAAATATATCGTTGGTTTAATCCGCTTTACCAAGTCGTTTACACGACCAAAGACGGCAGAACCGAGATGTACACCATCACAAAACCACAACACACTCATGAATTTGGAAACATGAAAGAAGGAAAGTCCGTCGTCGGCTTTAGGAGCTTCTGCGTTAATCGTGGGCATATCCGCTCCTTTCGCTACGATCAAATTGTTTCCTTGAACAAAGCTTAATATGAAAACAGAAACCAAAAAGCGGCACACCTTACAAGAAAGTTTGCGAAGGTTTGGGCACATGCTAGCCATTAGAGAGGAACGCGGGGACGAATCTGAGGAGTATCAAATAAAGAAAGCTCAGCACCAAAAAATGCTAGACGCCCTTTATCACAAAAAATCCCAAGTGACCTAAGTTGTTCTTAGCCAGCCACTTAGGTGGCTTGGCAGCCCGCCCCGTAAGTGCTTGACTATCAGTTGGTTGAGAGCGCTAATTAATTTAAGTTTTTCCTTGCGTCTATTGCCTGTGTATGTCATACTGTATTATATGATAACAAAAAGGAATCCAGACGACCCACGATATAAGATCGATACTACCAAGAAAGTATTCGTTTACAAAAACCTCCATAAGGACTGTTGGTCTATTAGGCAAGGAGGACTCGTTAAAGCTCATGCTACTGAACTTAATCTAGAAGGGTGTGACTTTAGAGTAAATCGAAAAGGGAGGTTGAAAGTTCTTCGAGAGAAGAGAAAGAATGTCCACGCAGGAGTTCGCGGTTACATGGGTGAGTCCACATGGGATACCTACCCCGAAGAATTGCTTGAAGAGGTTACTTACAATCCCTATAAATATAAGTCCTTCGTAATGAAAGGTACTGAAGCTCCCAGGTGGTTCGCTAATCAAGTTAGACTTAAACCCAGTAAAGTGATGGTAACGCCAATGTAATCGCAAACCCTTGCGAGTCAAGCACTTAGGTGGCTCGGCGGCCCGCCGCGCAAGTGCTTGATACTTAACGCTTTATGGAGGCACTTTTTTTCATTTAAGCTCACTTTTTCCTTGCATAAAGTTAAAAAATGCCTTAGTATATATACATAATGAAAATTAGAGAAGTTAAAGTGAGAAAGCCAATTCTCTTTACCAAAGCTCGACCCTTCACACTCAAAAACAAAACGCTAGACAGAAAACTCAAACACAAGAAAACTTATGTACATCAATCCTAATTTCTCCGATAACGAAAACGAATGCCCTCCTCCTGCCGATGAGGTTATGACTAATGGAATGGACTTTATTTTTGAGAAGTGCATTGAGCCAATGCACGAAAAATTGAGCGTTGAGGATATAAGCCTTATTGGCTTAATCGGCTTTAGCTTCAAGATCATCGCTGAACAAGCAACTATGTACGAGCAAATCGAAAAGAAGAATCAACTCTCTGACGAAGAAAATTCATTTGAGAGAAATTAATCCTTGACAATTTAACCAAGCTAACCTATTATTATACTTATGAATAATCAAGAAAACAACACCACTCCTCGCAAATCTGTTAACCTTAGCATCTGCGGAGGCAATCGCACTCTCGTTGATTATGAACTTGTGCAGTCAGTTCCGACTCCTGCTGTTTCATATCGGAGTAAGCCCAACAAGAAAACTGGCGAACTTGCCGTCTCCCATCAACCCATCGCTCACCACGAGTTAGTCGAAAGGACTAAAGGGTTTTTGGATGATAATGGTTTCACCATTCAAGATGAGGTTCACTCCCTCGCTAGGGAAAACAACCATTACTTTGGTTTGTTTGCCGTAGACCATCCCAATCGGGCAGACTCTGATCGTGGTTGCGTAATTGGATTGCGAAACTCTCACGACAAGACTTTTCCTGCAGGACTTTGTGCAGGGGATGCTCCTTTCGTTTGTGATAACTTAATCTTTACCAATACGATTAAGCTCGCTCGTAGGCATACTCGCAACATCTTGCAAGATTTGAATCTCACAATCAACCGAGCAATCGGAAAGTTGTTTGGATTTTGGCACGGACAAGACCAACGCATTGAGGCTTACCAAAACCTTGAGCTTGGGAACTCTGTGGCTAATGATATTGTGATCCGAGCTTGCAAAGCAGGTGCAATCCCTAAGAGTAAAGTTATGGATGTTGTCAACCAATGGGAGTCAAGCGATCACCTTGAGTTTCGTGACCGCAACTTGAATTCTCTTTATAACGCTTTTACTGAAGTGTACAAAGGGAATCTTGTGGCACTTCCTGCTCGCTCTGACGCTCTCCATTCAGTCCTTGACTCTGAGGTTGATTTCAATATGCAAAACCATTTTGATTTTGATGATGAGGTTGTTGTTGATGAGGTTGAAGTTGCTACCGAAAGTGAGTTAGTCGGTGCAAATGTAAATGGGGAAGTTCCTGCGGAATATTACGAATAACCGCAAATAATTCCCTTGACAAATAACCCTTCCCGAGTGATCGGGGAGGGTTTTTTTTGTGCGTGAAAATGTAAGCTCCTAAGTTGTTGATGGTCAGGCACTTAGGCGCCTGGCCGCCGCGCCGCGTAACTGCTTGGCTGTCAACGATTTAAAAAATGCATTTAATTGAAGTTTTTCCTTGCCTTTATTGAGATTTGCTTTATTATTGTATTTAGTTCTTTTGATAATTTATCTTTCCCTAGCTCAGTAGTCTTATATGATTCATATCGGAGCGGTTGCCCTTGAAAGGCGTAAGTCACTTGCCGATACATATAGAGGGCGTAAAGTAAACTAAGGTGATCAACATCTGAGCTGGGGATTCTGTCAGCAAGACCTAACGATTACTGCAATTTTCGTGGAGGTTGGGGACTAAGTTTGCAGACTTGGGTAGCCCCAGCAGGTTCGACTCCTGCCATTGCTGACTCTCTTTATTAACTTTGGGAGGCAGTACTACGCCTAGTAGGACGACCCTTGAAAGCTTTATCAAGTGTGGCGACTTGGCTCTCAATTCACTTTTTAAAATTAACCCTTGACAATTCACACAAAATTTGAGAGAATTATATAATGCAAACAATAGATATCACACCAAAATGGGAGGCACTTATACCTGTGATGGTTCAAGTCCTCAGAAACCCAAAAGCTAAATCCGACTCCATCAGAGGCATTACCGAGGAACTTACTCGCCTTGCAAAGATTGTAGACGCTCAAAATGAGAAAAACAAAAATGAACGATAAATGAAAGAAACAGTAAAAATTCTGATGTCACGCGATGGATTAAGTCAATCTGAAGCGGTCAAACAAGTAGTCGGATTCTTTAACACGATGAAAGCTGATATTTATGATCATGGTGGTTCCCCCTGCGAATGGGAAAATGAGTTCGTTAGGGAGTTCGGACTTGAGCCTGATTACTTTGAAGATTTTCTCCTTAGGTTGATGTAAGTCATTGGCTACGAGTCACTTAGGTGGCTCGGCAGCCAGCCTCGTAAGTGCTTAAAGCTCAAGGGTTTAGGTAAGTCATTTTAATTGAAGTTTTTCCTTGTGTTTGTTTTATAATCTGTCATACTGTATAGTATGAACAGTAAAGAAAGAATGAAAGAATGGAAAAAGCTTCCCACAAACACTATTCCCTGGGAAACTTTCAAACGCCTAGTTTCTCAATTCGGCATGGAAAAAGGAATTGAAAAAGCAAAAAAAATCCTTGACAAGCAACGCTAATTGATCTACTATAAAGCCATGATTAAGCAAACTCTATTGACCGCAGGAAACCAAAAGATTCTCAAAGGCGAAAAACTTGGTTACCTAACAAAAGGAATTCACCTTGCTCCCGCAAACCTTTCGGGCTATGAGGTTTGCCAATGGAGAAGCAAAGGTTGCACAAGGGCTTGCTTGAATACCGCAGGGCGTGGGCAAATGCAAAGAACACAAGATTCTAGGATTGCCAAGACAAAACTCTTTTTCGAGCAAAGGCTAGACTTCCTTGCAAAGTTGACAAAAGAAATTACTTCCACTATCAAGTCAGCAGTCAAGAAAGAAATGACCGCAGTCTTTCGCCCCAACCTTACAAGCGATTTGACTTGGGAGAATATCGAAGATGCAAACGGGCAAACCCTCATGCAAAAGTTTCCCGAAACTCAATTTTATGATTACACAAAGTCGTTTCAGCGTATGGCTCAATTCTTAAATGGCGGTTTGCCAAGCAATTACCATTTGACTTTCTCAGCTTCCGAACATAACCAAAAGTTAGTTGAGATTGTTTTGCAAATGGGTGGTAATGTCGCAATCGTTTTTCGTGGTCAACTTCCCAAGACTTGGAAAGGTTTTGAAGTTATCAATGGTGATGAAAATGATTTGCGTTTCCTTGACAAGAAAGGCGGTTTTGTTGTCGGGCTAATCGAAAAAGGTCTTGCCAAGAAAGACGCAAGCGGATTCGTTCAAGAAGGGATAAACTCATAATGGAATATTATGATTCAGCCGAAAATCTCATGATCACAAGAGAAAGGACTTGCCAAGAGTTGAAAGCTCATGGGGTGGTTAATTTGCATGAATTTTTTGAAGAGTTAGGTTTTTTCTCTCACTACAAAGCTCAAGCGGTTCTTGACTGGTTAGGTTACTAAGTTATTGATAGTCAGGCGCTTAGGGCGGGCGGCAGCCCGATTCGTAAGTAGCTGATGCTCAGTTTGTTACGAAAGTGAAATTAATCAAACTTTTTCCTTGACAATTAAAACAAATTCAACTATATTATACTTATGACAGACAACAATACAGAACTCACAGGCAACGCTTTGCTTATGTACCTTATGAGCAGATTCAACATGACGAGGGAAGAAGCTCTCAGAAACATGAGACAACACGGACAAGATACAACTAACTTATAAAATTATGGAAGATAATACTTACAACGGGTGGAAAAACCACGCAACTTGGAATGTCGCACTTTGGATTCAAAATGACGAAGGGCTTTACCATTTCGTAGACGGAATGAGTTCTTATCAAGTTTTTGTGGACTCGATAAGAGAAATGTCAGGCGATAGCTCAATAGGTTATCAAACCCCTGACGGCGTTGCGTGGAATGATTCCGCACTAGACACAGAAAGGCTTGACGAACTCATTCGAGAGTTGAATGGCGAAGAGTCTACCGAAGCAGAAGATGAGGCTGAAAGATTCGCTCACACCGAAGAATGCGAAGAAGGGCACGACTACTACTAAGTCCTTGATGGTCAGTCACTTAGGTGGCTGGCTGCCGAGCTCGCAAGTACTTGAGTATGAGTAACTTGCGCAACAACTTTTTTTCATTTTTCTGCATTTTTTCCTTGCGTTTAGCCGTTAATTAGCTTACTATGTATTTATGAACGATAAGAAAGATAAAGTAACTCTCCCAAGTTTTGACGACTTGGACTTCAAACCTCACGCAAATCACCCCGATGGGATTCAAGCTCGCTTGAAGATTGGGCATAAAGACCGATTTGAAATTTCGGTGGTAGCCATGAATGGCGACAGAGAAATTGGTGGTTTATATGGCAACGCTCTAGCTGACACCTACGAAGTCGCAATGTTTCATTACGACAAGATGCTTCCTTTGGCGAAGTATGACGATGTTCTCGGTTGGCAAACTCCCGATCAGATCACCAAGTTGATGCACCAAGCGATCCTCAATGACTTTGCTTGGGTCACTTTACTCTATGGGATTAGGAATGATTACGCTCAAAGCTTGAACCATTAAACCTTGACAACTCAACCTTATTAAGCTACTATTATAACTATGAAAGATAAAGAACTAACTCAAGAACAACGCATTGCGATCATTCGCCATGCCCACCAATCCTCCTTAACTATCGCTCCATCCAAGTCTGTTGTGGAATTCATTGAAGAAATGAATTGCGAATCTATTGCTCCCGATTATGTAGTAGAAGCACAGAGAGCGGATTTGGAAGATGAATCTCAATTTCTTTTCACCGATTCTGCTGAGTCGATTGATGAAGAAGAAGAAAGCCTTGGTCTCAGCGATGAGATGAAAGGTATATACGAAAACCAAAACTAAACCACACGAAAATTATGCAAACTGAATTCTCATTCGTAGATCAAGCTAACGCAGTCGAAGCCTATAAGCCTTTGGCAGTAAACCAAGAGGGCGACAAATTGTGGTTCTCTTACAAGAACGCAGTCGGGTCAATCATAAATGCCTTCTATGATTATAAGACTCGATCCTTTAAGTCTGTGGTCGAAGGAGACCAATACGGAGACGGAGTTGCAATTCGCAATCTCGTTGCTCGTCCCGTTGTAGATTCAATCTTCAACAAGTAAGGGCGAATTATGTATTGGGAACTTTTATTATTTTCTCCTTGGGTTATAGTATTTTATATAATGCACAAAGACATTATTGGGTGATATGGAATTGATATTCATCCTAATATTATGCGTTGCCTTTTGGTATCAAATAGTTGACTAACCTTTCTTACTAATCGTATCAAGCCCCCCTAAGTGACTGAGTATCAGGCACTTAGGGCGGGCGGCAGCCTCACCCGTAAGTAGTTGCGTATCAGGGTCTTACGGGCCGTCGTAAAAGTAGTCTGGCTTGTATTCGCTCATATGAGCCATGTCAGCTAGGTAGTCGCCCCATTCTTGAAGTTGGACTTCTAGGTCGTTAGCTTTATTCTCAAGCACGACCACTTCCGCTGGAGTAATGCCTAGGGTGTCTCGACTGGAGATCCATTCACGAATTTCATAAATGCGACTCTTGATTGATTCTATATCTTGTTGATTCATATTTTATAATTTAACATTTTTTTTCTGAAATTGCAAATCTTTTTTTCTTATTTTTTTCTTTTAGATTTTACTTATAATCATAAAAGCTATACTAATGAGGAGCAAATAGATATGGGAGCAAATACCCAAATAGATAAATACAAAGAATTATATATTATTATAGTATATATATGTATATTATAAGTTATTGATTATCAAGTACTTATGACTCGGGCTGCCGCGCCCCTAAGTGCCTGGGGCTCAGCGACTTAGGCGCCCTCGTAATCTGAGGGACGAGGGGGAGCGTAAGGGTCAGAGGAACCCGCGAGGTCAAGCATATCAGCCTCGAACTGCTCGTCGCGTTGGGGTTGCATGGCCGCCAACAGTAGACGATCAAGCTCGGCCTCGGCCATGACCACTTGGCCTTGAGCTTGGGAGGAACCGCACTCGGAGGCCTCGGCGTTGTCGGTGATAATGCCTTGAAGGCGGATCATTTCGCGTGTGATAATCATAAAATCAATATAAGGTAAAAGAGTTAGTTTGTCAAATTATTTCTTCAAAAAAAGTTTTTTGAGATTGTGCTTGACAGGTTATTGACTTTATGCTATAATGCGGGCTTCTGTAAGTCGTTGGTTGTCAGACACCTGCGGAGCGGGCCGCCGCGCCCCTAAGTGCCTAAGCCTCAGTGACTTATGAGGCGGGGAACAATCCGTAACGGCGTTTGCCGTTGGCGTTGGCGATGCGAGAACGGAGGAGCTTTTCGGCGTCACGCTTCCGCATGGCTATGGATTCGACTTGCCAAACGGATCCCGCTTGGTTGAGAATGGATTTTAGGATGTACATATTTTTTTGAGTTTATTTTTGGTTGATTATGTATAGAGTCTAAGCTAGTTTGGCTGAATTGTCAAGGGTTATTTTCACTTTCCACGAGAAAGATCTAAGGTCTTTTGAGCTTGCTCGGCAATGTCTAGCATCCAGTTGACAACATTGGAAGCGTGGATCTTTGCATTTCTGCCGTCCTCTACCATTTTGTCTTGAGCGACTTTGGCGATGATCTCGGCGGAACGCCCAAGATCAAAGATTTTAGAATTGAGGATGAAATTTTCCTCGGTGATTATCTCTTTGAATTTCGTTTTCATATATATAATGTAAACTAGTTTTGGTGAAAAGTCAAATTTATTTTGCTTTTTTTTCTGCTATTCTATTTATGTACCATTCGGCATTATCGCCTTGTTTTGTGTCAAAACCACGCTTAAACTGAACTTTAGTTTGGAGCTTGTTTACAAGAGCCTTTACTTTTCTTCTTACTTCGTGCTTGTCTTCAGCTTGAATTTCAAAGATGTTATTGGTCATATGCGTATCAATGAAGGAGTTTGTGTTGGTGTTCCACAATGGAATTTTTATTTCTCTATCTAAAGAGCAGAGATGGACATTTGCGATGAATGTTTTATTCTTAATCATATATATAATGTAAACTAGTTTTAGTGAAAAGTCAAATTTATTTTCACTTTTTTTTAGTCAAGTTTGGTCTTGTGTTTAGCCTTGCGGGGAAGAATTTTGTTCTTCCTTTTGTGTGGGGTTGACTTGCTCCACGCTTGGCGAGAAATTGGAACTCTTACTTTAACTTTCATTAATCAACTCCAATTGAGATTTTTTAGACTTGTGTGTTGCTTTAGCCACCTGCGGAGATGGTGAAAGCCATTACTTGACCAATGGTTGAAGTATTGCTTGCCATCGCGCAAAACAACTCTGTAACCTTTTGCGGTCTGAATGATTTCTTTAACCTCTTCGCAAGTTTTCATTTGCTTGAATATTTTTCGGTTCTCTTTGCCCGAATGTCCTCCTTTAGCCATTGTATTTGTCTCCTTTGGATTTAAGCGAAAAACGGATGAAGCTTGACATCTCGCAAGCGGATGCCATGAACAATGTTGGTTCTGTACTTCCGTACATTAGCACACGCTCCCCAAGTTGGATGCTGAATTGGATCATCAGCGAGTTGATAGATTTTACCGCAACGAGTGACGACTACATCGCCCTTTTTGAGTTTCTTATTTTTGTTATTCATGTATATAAATCTAAAGCATTTTCCAAGGAATTGCAAGGAAAACTTTTGATTATTTTACTGCACAATGCGACTGAAAAAAAGTTTGCATTTATGCAACTTTTTCCTTGACAAGTCGAGCGATTTCTGCTATAGGGGGACTATGTGCAAGTTGTTGACTATTAGGTACTTACGGCGCGGGCCGCCGAGCCACTTAAGTGCTTGACCCTCAACAACTTATGTCAAATGGAGTCGAGGATCATTATTATGCCGATGGCGCAGAGTGGGGCGATTGCAATTGGAGAGAGTGCTATTATTAGGTCGATCATATTTTTTGTGTTTTTTTAGATGTTTGTGCTGAAGTTGTTTGCGTCCTCGTGGAGTGAGTAATCGACAAGATTGTTGTGAGTAAACATTCTTTTGTGATCTTTACGCCAAACAGTTGTTTTCCCAAAATCTTTGCAATTTCTCGCGAAGTCCTCGGCTGATTTTAAGCTCCAGAAGTATTTTACCTTTGAAAAGCCCACAAAGTAGCGAGTTCGTAAAAGGGTTTGAAAGATGAATTTCTTTAACATTAAACTCCCTTTCCTACTAGATTCCAAGCGGTGTGACCTTTTGGAGCTTGGGCAGATTGGACGCCAAAGTCACGAAAGGAAATGTCTTGAACATCCCAAACATCCGCAACTTGGGCAAACCATTGACCTTTAGTTGGTGCGGTTTTTTGGTATGGCAAAGTCTGAACTGTGCCGAGCTTGTCACCATTAGCGAGAATCATGTCAATGCGAGCTTGACGAAAAAGGATAAAGGGAATGTTATTTTTTATTTTAATCATGGTATTATTCTATAAAATTTTTTACTGGATTGCAAGAACTTTTTTCAACTTTCTTGAAGTTTTCCAAGCTCGTTGCGAGCGTGGTTGAGATGCAACGCACGAATCGAGCGAAGCGATTCCTTGCGTGAGCGATTGAGTTTATCTTGCCAAAAGGCAATGTCCTTTTGGAGTTTTTCGATTTTTTGTGTTTTATTCATAATTTCTTAAAGGTCTTTCTCGATTGTTATAAGTACAGTATGACAGAAATCTGAGAATTTGCAAGGGAATTCGTAAATTTTTTTTGTTTAGTTCGTAAAGTGTTGATAATCAACAAGAAAAAAAAGAAGTTTTTTTAAATGTTTTTCCAAGAATTTTGGATAAAAACTCATTCTCGACTTTTTTTGTTGCGTAAAACCCTGAAGCCCAAGGCTTTACGGCATTTTTTTTCTGTCGAAAGTTATAAGTTGTTGACTGACAGAGACTTACGTAGGGCGGTTGCCGCCTCCCTAAGTGCTTGGTAGGCAGGAACTTAGGTGGGCCATGCGATGACGATCAAAAAGAGAATGGCGAAAGGCAGGCCGATTGCTATTAGTAGTTCTAACATGTTGGATTAGTTTGTGTTTTTTTGTGTTAAAGATGATTGATTGAGGTTTCGCCCCACCCGTTCATTTTTGCGACTAGTCGAGCGACTTCCTTGCTATGCAAGTTTGCGTTCCTGAGGCAGTCGAGCAACATTGCTACGCTTGTAGCATGCTTTCCAGCTTGCGTGAATTCGTGAGACTTTTGCTCGTGGAAAGCGATTTTTATCGCAAGAGCTTCTTCGTTTATTGTTTTGTTCATATTATAAAGGTAAACGAGTTTAAGTGATTTGTCAAATTTATTTGCAAGTTTTTTTAGACTTGCTCGTTGCAATGCCTTGCAAAAGCAATGCCTTTAAGCTCGACAATTTCCTTGCGGAGCATTGAGCAATGCTTTGCACGAGTGGCAATCTTGCCAGCCTTGCGAGACTTGGCGAGCTTGTTTTCCCACCATGTAAGGTCGGCTTGCTTTTTGTTGAGCCTTTCGGCGAGTTCTTGATTTGTGAGAATATTCATAATTTTTTTGTGTTTTTTATATTTTAGTTGCGGAAACCACCTTAGTGCATTTCCAGACCCAAGTGCCTCCATCGAGACCCTTGTAGTATCGCAAAACCGCTTGCCAGACATTCTTGCCGTGAGACTGTACTCGGAAAGAGTGGGAGCAAGTGCGGTTTTGTACTTGTAGCATATAAGCATTGCCAGTGCGATGTGCTTGCCAACGAGCTTGACCCTTGCGAGCTTGCCCAGCTTGAGCCTTAGTCAATGGAGTAGCAGTGCGTGGTGCGGTATCCTTGGCGTGTATCCTTGCAAGGTTCGCTGGAGTAGTTGCATCCAAAACCATTTTCAGCACATCTAAGTTGATTATCTTATTGTCATTCATATATATAACCTAAAGCAGTTTTGCCTATTTGTCAAGCGATTTACAAAGTTTTTTTACTTTTTTTACTTTTTTATTTTTTTGTTGTAAAGCGCTGATATTCAACGACTTACGAGAGCAGGGAGCCGCCGCCGTAAGTACCTTATGGTCAGCTACTTAGGAACCTTATCCAATCCATTAGCACAATGCTGACGATGTATAAGCTGACTGCATAGGCTAGGACTTTAATGGGCTTTATTAGGACTTCTAATCTTTCGATTATATGCATTAGTTTACTTTTGTTTGTTTGTTAGTTGTTGAGATAGTAGAGGATCGAGGAAAGAGTCAAGAGTATTAAGTAAATCATCTACTAGCAAGACCCTCTAGTTCCGCAATCTTATTGTTAATGTCAAGCTCAATTGATCTTAGTGCATCGGCTTTGCTCTTGTTCTTAGATTGTATTGCATTGAACCTTTCAAGGCTTAACGCTTGCATTGTTTGTGTTAGTGCTTTTATTTTATCTTTTATATTCATATTTACCAACCCCTTGGCATTGTTCCATCTGAAAGAAAGCGTTCAGCTTCTAAAGGCGAGCAGTTCATATCATCGCAAATGTCAGCAAGCTTTTCTTCTCTTGCTTCTTCTCTCGATTGGCGATGCCTAGCGACTTTGCAAAAGCGTGGGTCGCCTTGAGCCATTGCCATTTCTTTGAGTTCATCAAACAAGTCCCAAGAAACAACCCCTTGCTTGCAAAAGTTAAATGCACACTGCTTGCGAGAAACGCCCTCGACTTCGGCAATGTGGCGAGCCATCTTGTCATTGTGAAAGCTAAGGCTTGCCTTGATTAGCTTATCTGAAACTTTAGTGAATGTAACGAATAGTAATTTCATATTATAAATGTAAAGGATTTTTAGTGAAAAGTCAAGAATTATTTTTAGTTATTTACCTCGCCCCACTTAGCAGGGTGAGAGTCGTCAACCCAAAGGACACGAACATTTTCATGCTCGCTTGCTTCAAGTTGTGCTGATCCTAGCGAAAGGAATTTGTGGGCAAAGTGGGAGCTTGTCCACCCCGATCCTACCATGCGTTTTTGCAGAAACCGCTTGTCAAGTTCCGCACCTATCTTTGTTATTAAGTAATGTTTCATGTATACAATGTATAGTGATTTCATGAAAATTGCAAGGAAAAAAGCAAGAAAGATTCAATTATTTTATTGGACTAAACCACTAAAAAAAGTTTGCATTTATGCAACTTTTTCCTTGACAAGTTAAGCTGTTTGTGTTATAGATCCTGTGTTCGTAAGTTGTTGACTATAAGGCACTTAGGGATTGGGTTGCCCGCCTCGTAAGTGCCTGATTATCAGTGACTTACCTAATGTCAAGAAGATTATTCAACTATTTTATTGGACAATTCTTTTGCGACTTATTCAGCCATAAAAAAGCCCTATCCCCCTAGGGGGATAAGGCAAGGCTTAAAAAGAAAAGGTTAGCTTGCTATTAGTGGTTGATGTAGAACAAAAGGCAAGAACAAAAAGCGAGAATTACAAATTCCATTACAAGGAAAAAGGAACGGGTGGCAAGGATTGGCTTGCTCCGTCGTGACACTTAACGAACCAATCAGTCGAGCTAATGGGTTGCCCGTCAAGGCAAGGCTCAAAAGCTACTTGGTGAAAGTTCATTTCAGCTATGCCGTTGACGCGTTCGCGTGTCGTTGGAGTATTCCAACCCGCAAGGGTGGCAAGAACTAGCCCGCTTACATCTCGGCGGATTATCTCGTTGCCATGCAAGAAAACGCTCGTGCCATCTGTGCGAGTGTTTCCGACTTTTAAGGATTTGCCTTGTTCAAAGGCTTTCTTGATTTGTTCTGTGGCTTTTCTCATTTTAGTTTTCCTCGGTTACGATAGAAACTCGACTGCCTTTGCTTTCGAGCTTTTCTTTCTCAAGTTGAGCGAGGCGAATTGCTTTTGCTTCGCTTCGTGCGTTGTTGATGAGATCCCCAAAGAGGCGAATGTCCCACCAATTGGAGAAGTTTGAGTTTTTCTTTATTGTTATCATTGCTTGATTGTAAACTGTTTTCGTAATTAACGCAAGGAAAAAACTACTTGGTGAAGTAGTCTTTGACTTGCTCGGCAGTTGCCTTAATGAGATCAGAAACAAAAACCTCTGACTCGAACAAATGCTCTTGATTGTGGTGCTTTATGGTTGCAACCATCCAACGCTTTACGCGAGTAACTGCGACCAATCGCACGACTTTATTGTTGACCTTTGAATGGTAAAGGCTTCCGACTTTTAATCCTTTTGTAATGTTCATATATATAATGTAATCTATTTTCTAGGGAATTGCAAGGAAAAAATTAACTTTTTAACTCGGCAAGCTCAAGCTCGACCTTTTGAAGCTCGGGCAAGGCAAGCATTTCGATTGCCATTTCAACTGTGGAATGAGTTGCGGGAGTTGCATTGCTCCGAGTTAAGGCAATGGCGTTTTGGATTTCCTCGATCCGAGATTCGAGAATTGCGATGTTGATTTCTTTTGTGTTATTCATATTATAAATGTAAACGATTTTTAGTTAAATTGCAAGGAAAACTTTCAACTATTTTTTTGCACGATCCCTCCCCCTTTTTTTGAATTTTTTTCTACCCCCCCACCCCTGTTATTGGCGGGGGGTGCCTTTTCTCAAAATCTGAAGGGCGTAGATTGGGGGGTAGTATACTTTTTTTAAAAAAAATCGGCGCATTTAGCAAAAACAACTGTAATATATAGTATATATGCCAAGACGTAAGAAAGCTGACATAGAAGACGCTCAGGAAATTGAACAAATCATAGGCTCGTTATCAAAGACTAAAATAAAGCTTAAGAAAATAGATTTCACTGAGAAGCAGCAAGATCTGCTTAAGATAATATTTGATAGAAACACCAAGATAGTATTCATAGGAGGCCCTGCGGGGACAAGCAAAACTTTTATGGCTATATATGGAGCCCTACAATTATTCAACATGAACAATAACTATAGTATTAGTTATGTGAGAACTATTATTGAGAGCGCTGACAGAGGAATGGGTGCCTTGCCAGGAACCGTTGATGAGAAGTTTTGTCCATTCATGATGCCATTGAACGATAAGCTTTTTGAATTAATGTCTGCCCCAGACGCAAAAATGATGACAGAGAAAGGGGTTGTATCAGCAATGCCCATAAACTACCTAAGGGGCGCTAGCTTGAACGATCAGATAGTAATTGCAGATGAATCTCAAAATTTTAGCGTCAAGGAGCTGGTTACTCTTATTACGAGAATAGGAGAAAACACTAAAATGATCATTTGCGGAGATCCAATGCAGAGCGACATCAACGGCAAGACTGGGTTTACTTCAGTTAAGAAAATATTTGATGACGAGTCCAGCAAGAAGCAGGGTATCCATACTTTTGATTTCGACCACAGAGATATAAAGAGGAGTGAAATATTAAAATATATAGTTAAGAAATTAGAAGAATTATAAAAAGTGTATATAGAAATATGCACAACAATAAAGAAGGGGATAAAATAGCCTTTTCACTAAATGGCGAAGAAAAACAGGGGACAATACTTAAAATCTATACCAAAATAGGTTTTGATGACCATGGGAAAGAGTTTGTGGTAATCGCGCTATCTGATGCCGAGTTAACTATATACGAAAGCGAAATTACTATGTTAAAAAAAAATCTAGTAATAATTAATTAAAAACCCAAAAATATTATTGAATTAAAGGAAAGTGTTCATATAATAATAAATATATGAATAAAATAATAAACTACTTAATTTTTTCGATTGCTATGAGCACCGCAGCTCTTGCAGACTTCAAAGAGAAGAGGGTTGTTGTCAAACACCTTCAGGACATATCTGTTACCATCAAGTCTGAATCTGGGTACAATAAGTCGGAGGGATCTGGAGTTTTGATTGTCAGGAAGATAGGTGGCGAAGAGGTTAGTTTTGTTTGGACGTGCGCTCATGTAGTCGACAACCTAAGGAAAGTGAGGTCAATCGTGGGAGCGGAGGGAACTTCAAGGAAGGTTGTTGAGTTCAAGGATGCCGAAATAGTTAAAGAGCTCGTCGAAGGAGGAAGAAGGGTTGGGGAAATAAAGATGGACGCGAGGGTTATTAAGTTTAGTGATTATACTCATGGTCATGATTTGGCTCTACTCATGGTAAGAGCGAGAAATTATGGCAAGTCTAGCGCTAAATTCTATTTAAATAAAGATGAGTCTATTGTGCCTATTGGCACGAACCTCTTTCACGTAGGTTCGCTGTTGGGTCAAATGGGGGCGAACTCAATGACTACAGGAATCGTTTCTCAAATTGGAAGGATTGAAGACAAGGTTGAGTTTGATCAAACTACCGTTGCAGCCTTTCCAGGGTCATCTGGGGGAGGAGTGTTTCTTGAAAATGGGGAGTACGTTGGAATGATCGCTAGGGGAGCTGGTGAGAGTTTTAATTTAATGATTCCAGTTAGAAGGATGGTAAAGTTTGCAAAAGAGACTGATATGATGTGGGCCTTAGATCCAGACACTGAGGCTCCATCATTAAAAGAAATACAAAATATGTCTATAGAGGAGCATGGGCTAAAGGGAGCACCATCGGAAAAAAGCAA